ATAAAGGAGTTTAAAAATGGCAAATAATAAACCGATTGGCGTAGCATACGCTGATCCTTTGCTTGATTCTGTACAAGTTGGTACTTCTAGTGCGCCTATTGAAATTAATACTTCAGGCGTATTAAACGGTGCTTATGCAACAACCTCGGCCACTTCAGGCGACACCCGTCTTAACTTTAGCCGTTTAACCTTTACCTCTACAGGTTCAGGCGAAACTGCACGTTTCTTGACCCGTGTAACTGGCGCTAACGGTGCTACAGCTGGAACTATTAACGGCGCTCACATTAGCTGCGCAGTAAATACTGGCGGCACAATTAGCGGTGCAGCTAACGCTTTGCGTGCAACGATTGGTGGCTCGTCTACTAATCCAGGCGGTACGCTTGCTGCATTGCAACTTGATTCCGATTTTGCGTCTGGCGGTACTTGGACAAACACGTCTTTCTTGCGTGTAACTAATAGCGGTACTGGTGAAGTAGGCAATTTTGCTGTTATGCCAGCAGTAAGCGCAACTGGTGTATTCCGTGCAAAAGTTGGTAGCCCTGTTGTTACTCACACCATCCCTGTTACTAGCGGTGGCACAACGTACTACATCATGGTTTCTACTGTTGCGTAATGCAAATCACTAAAGAATTTTTAGTGGCAGAAATTGAGTCGCTAGAGTTTGAAGCAAATAAGGCGCAAACCTTTTTAATTCAGGCTCAAGCGACTATTACTGCGTATAAAATGCTAGTAGATAAGCTAGACCAACCCGAACCTACCGAAGGAACAGAATAATGGCGGTTATTTATTTAAAGCACCCTGTACACGGTCATAAAGTTGCTTGTAGCGATATGGAAGCCGACCATGATGAAAGTCACGGCTGGGAACGCTATACTGTTGCTACGCCGGTAGAAGTAATTGAGGTTGAAGAAGTAGAACTTGAAGTCGAGGCGGCTCCTGCTAACGTGCTGGAAGTAAAGACAAGACGACGTAAAACAACCGCATAAGGAGTTACGCCATGACTAGCGCAAACGATCAAATAAACGGCGCTCTGCGCGTACTAGGGGTTTTAGCCGAAGGCGAAACACCATCCGCAGCCACGTCGCAAGACGCTTTAATGGCGTTAAACCAAATGATCGACTCATGGAATACCGAGCGTTTGTCGGTGTTTTCTACCCAAGATCAAGTGGCTTCTTGGCCTGCTGGCGCTAAAGATTTAACCTTTGGCCCAACTGGAACATTGCCTTTAGCGTTAGGTGGCACACCTAAACGCCCTGTATTGGTTGACGATGCGACTTATTTTAGAGATTCAGCAACCAATATTTCATACGGAATTAAGCTAATTAATCAGCAACAGTACAACGGTATTGCCGTTAAAACGGTAACTTCGACCTACCCTCAAGTCCTGTGGGTCAACATGACCTATCCTGACATTGAGATGTACGTTTACCCCGTACCCATTAAACCGTTAGAGTTTCATATCGTTTCGGTAGAAAAGCTCATGGAAGTGCCAAGTTTATCGACTGACATCACCATGCCACCTGGCTACCTACGGGCGTTTAAATACAGCCTCGCCTGCGAGATTGCAACCGAGTTTGGTATCGAACCCCCACCAAACGTAATGCGCGTCGCTATGACCTCTAAACGCAATCTAAAACGTATTAACAATCCTGACGATATCATGGCCTTACCATATAGCTTGGTAGGCACACGTCAGCGGTTTAACATTTATGCGGGTAATTACTAGGATTAAATATGGCAAATATAACAATACCCCAATTACCAGTAGCCACCACTTCGGCTGGCACTGATCTATTACCCGTAGAACAAAGCGGCGTTACTAAACAAATGACTAGAACGGTCTTGTTGACTAATGCTACGTTAACCACGCCCATTCTTGGGACACCTCAATCAGGCACACTAACTAACTGTACGGGTTTACCCGTATCTACAGGAATTAGTGGATTTGGCACAGGTGTTGCGACATTTTTAGCCACGCCTTCTAGTGCTAATTTAGCAACGGCTGTAACAGGTGAAACTGGATCTGGCGCATTAGTTTTTGCTACAAGCCCTACATTAGTAACCCCCGTGTTAGGAGTAGCTACAGCTACTAGCGTTAACAAAATGGCTATTACCGCCCCCGCTACTAGCTCTACTTTAGCGGTCGCTGACGGCAAAACATTTACTGTTAGCCATAGCCTTACCTTAGCCGGAACAGACACCACCACCATGACGTTTCCGGCTACAAGCGCTACGATTGCGCGTACGGACGCAGCGCAGACATTTACTGGCAATCAAACGTTTAGCGGCGCTATTATTGGTGCCGTACAAGCGTTATCAGGCGCAGGCGCAGTAAACATCACTACTTTAACTACGGCGTTTACGTCTACGGCAACAGGTAACGCGTTAACTTTGGCAGATGGCGTAGCAGGCCAGCTTAAAACAATTGTTTACGTAGCTGAAGCGGCGGGTGGCGATACTGGTATTTTGACCCCTACTAATCTTGGTGGTGGAACTACTATTACCTTTAATGCTGTTGGTGATTCAGTTACCCTTCAGTTTATTGGTGCTGATTGGTGGGTTATTGGTTTACGTGGCGCTGTGGTTGCGTAACACATGAAAACGCCAATTTTAGGCCAAGCCTATGTAGCCCGTAGCGTTAATGCGGCGGATAACCGCATGGTTAACTTGTTTCCTGAAGCCATCCCTAACGAGGGTAAAGAAACAGGTTTTCTTAACCGCGCCCCAGGGTTAACTTTATTAACTACAGTTGGTAATGGCCCTGTGCGGGGTTTGTGGGCGTTTGAAGGATTTATGTACGCCGTATCAGGAAATACACTATACAAAATTAATAGCGCGTACACCGCAACCGCATTAGGCACTGTAGCGGGTACAGGGCAAGTATCTATGTCTGATAACGGTACGCAGTTGTTTGTAGCGGCCAATGGCCCAAGCTACATTTACAATTCCAACACCAACGTCTTTGCACAGATTACCGACCCTGACTTTCCTGGCGCCGTTACCGTTAGTTACCTTGATGGGTACTTTATATTTAACGAGCCAAATAGCCAAAAGATATGGGTTACTAGCCTATTAGACGGCTTGACAGTCGATCCATTAGACTTTGCTAGTGCAGAAGGTTCACCAGATGGTTTAGTAGCCGTAATCGTTAATAACCGTGAGGCGTGGCTATTTGGTACTAACTCCATTGAAGTTTGGTATGACGCTGGTACGCCTGATTTTCCGCTTGCGCGTATCCAAGGCGCGTCCAACGAAATTGGTTGCGCCGCAACGTTTTCTGTTGCCAAGCTAGACAATTCAATATTTTGGTTAGGGCAAGACGCCCGTGGTCGTGGCATTGTATATCGTAATAACGGCTATACAGGCATCCGCGCATCTAATCATGCAATTGAATGGCAAATCCAACAATATGGCGACATTAGCAATGCTATTGCTTACACCTATCAACAAGACGGCCATAGCTTTTACGTATTGACATTCCCCACTGTACAAAAAACATGGGTGTACGATGTTGCAACGCAATCGTGGCACGAACGGGCTGGCTGGTCAAACGGCGATTTTATTCGTTATCGCCCTAACTGCCAAACAGCGTTTAATAGCGAAATAATCCTTGGTGACTATGAAAGCGGTAATTTGTACGCGTATGACTTAGACGTTTATGCCGATAACGGGCAAATTCAAAAATGGCTGCGTTCATGGCGCGTTATCCCAAGTGGTGAAAACAACCTACGCCGTACCGCCCAGCATAGCCTACAACTAGACTGCGAAACAGGCGTAGGGCTTAACGGTATTGACCCAAATGACGATGTTGAATGGTTTTTTTACACATCTAGCGGAGATCAACTTGTAACTAATACAGGCGACTTGTTGTTATTTTCACCACCTACGGTTGAGGGTGCTGACCCCGAAGTCATGTTGCGTTGGTCAGACGATGGCGGTCATACCTGGTCAAACGAGCATTGGGCATCAATGGGGCGCATTGGACAATATGGCCGCCGTGTCTTTTGGCGTCGGCTTGGCATGACCATGAAGTTGCGTGATCGGGTCTATGAGGTGTCAGGCACTGATCCAGTTAAAGTTGCCATTGTAGGCGCCGAACTGCTATTGAGTCCAACCCGTGCCTAGTCCGCTTAATGTCACAACCATACCAGCGCCTCGCACGCCGCTGACTGATCCCGCTACAGGACTATTGTCCCGTGAATGGTATCGGTTTTTTCTAAATTTGTTTGATTTAACAGGCGCAGGTACTAATCCGACTAGCCTTGAAGATTTGCAAATTGGGCCACCATTTGCTACCGTAGACGAAATCACGAACTCTACCGACATTAAGATCCAAGGGTTTGCTACTAGTCCTTCACAAGACGGGCTACTAGCGCAGATTGCTGAGTTAGAGAAACAAGTGCAAGCTGCCGAATTAAGCACAGAAGGGCTAATTAACGCTTTATTGGCTCAAATTACGCAATTGCAAAAACAAGTTGATGGTTTAGAATCCCAGCCTGTTGCGGACGCAGGCGCTATATCTGCGGCGTTTGCAGGGCTAAACACCATACCAGTAACTAAAACTGCTAACTTTACAGTGGGAGTAGGTGAAGTGTGGATTATTAACAATAAGTCTGGATCTACTTGCACTGTAACGCTTCCTACGGCATCATCTTATTCAGGGCGGATTTTGACGTTTCAAAACTACCAAGCTCAGTTTTTGGTGTCGGCATCTAGCAACGTAGTGCCTTTGGCTGGTGGTGCAGCGGGTACAGCCATTTTAGAAAATGTAGCAGGCAACTGGGCTACATTGGTGTCCAATGGCGCAAACTGGGTAACAATGCAAGAAGCGCCAAATAACGCATTACTGATTGAATAACAGGAGTTAATATGACCGTAACTGTAAAAGTCCTTATCCCAGCTAAAACCGCTGAAGCTACTCAAGTCACCCAATACACTGCTAATGGCGTTACGACCATTATTGACAAGTTTACCGCTACCAATTACAGCGCTACCGCTGCAACCATTAGCGTAAACCTTGTAACGGCGGCTGGATCAGCGGGTAACGACAATTTAATCGTCAAGACCAAAACCTTGCAACCTGCGGAAACGTATACCTTTCCTGAGATTGTGGGCGCGGCGTTGGCTCCTAGCGGGTTTATATCCACTATTGCAGGTACAGTCTCGGCAATCAACATTCGGTCAAACGGCAGAGAGATTAGTAGCTAATGTTGTCTAACGATATTGTTCAAAATTTTACGCCAGATAAGGCGCAAATTGACCATTTGCAAGCGGAAATGGTAAAACTGCCTCAAGCTGAATTGCAAACAGAGCATTATTTTTCAGATGGAATGTATTGTCGTAAAGTGTTTCGCCCTGCTGGAACGGTTATAGTAGGCAAAATTCATAAAAAAGCACACTTTTTTTTATGCGCAAAAGGTGAAATAATAGCGTGGACAGAATTGGGTATGCGTGTTTTACGCCCTGGTGATATTGTAGAGTCAAAACCAGGGACTAAACGAGTAACATACGCTACGGAAGATTCAATAGGGATTACGTTTCACAAAACAGATAATACTGATTTAGATGAAATTGAAACAGAATTAATTGAACCAGATAATACCGCTTTGTTTGATTCTAGCAACAACATAAAGCAGTTTGTTATTGAAGCGCAACGCGCTTTAAAAGGAGAATGATATGACTTGGGTCGCCGCCGCCGTTGTAGCTACAGCTACTATAGGTAGTTCATTAATAGGTGCAAATGCTTCAAGAGGCGCCGCTGCATCTCAAGAACGAGCCGCGCAACAAGCGTCAGACGTTCAACGACAAATTTTTGAACGCCAAGTTGAATTGCAAGAGCCGTTTAGAGAAGCGGGTCTTAAAGGTCAAAATCGGCTATTACAGTTGCTAGGACTTGGTGAAGATAAAACGGCTCCTGGCTTTGGCAAATACGCTACGGCTGAATTTGGCATGGATAAGTTTACCGCCGATCCTGGCTATGCGTTCCGTATGTCTGAAGGCATGAAAGCCTTAGAGCGTTCGGCTGCAGCTAGAGGCGGCCTATTGTCAGGGGCGACCTTAAAAGGCACACAGCGCTACGGGCAAGATCTTGCGTCGCAAGAATTTCAAAATGCTTTTAATCGTTTTCAAATTCAACGTACAAACACATTAAACCCATATCAAGCCCTTTCGGGTACTGCTCAAACTAGCGCTAACGTACTAGGCGGCCAAGCAAGTGAATTAGGACGACAACTTGGTTCTAACATTATTGGCGGTGGTAATGCTGCCGCTGCAGGTCAAATTGGCTCTGCTAACGCTATTGTTGGTGGCGTAGGTCAAGGCATTAATTTTTATCAAAACCAACAATTGATGAATCGTTTAATGCCTCAACAAATGGCTGGGCCATCGGCAGGATATTACGGCCCTGGCTTAAATTACTAAGGATTAACTATGGCACAAATTGATCCAAACATTGCGTTAGGCTTTCGGATGCCTCAAATCCAAGACCCGCTTGTAGCAACGGCTCGCGCCCAAGATATTGGCGTTAATGCTCTTAAAATGCAAGAATATCAGCGTGGTATTGAACAAGAAAATAAGTTGCGTGAATTAATTGCGTCTGGCGCGGATTTAAATTCTCCTGAAACTTTGCGTCAAATGTATAGCATTTCACCTAAGATGGGTACAGAGTTTGAAAAAAGCCGCGCAACAATTAAAAAAGAAACATTAGGTGCGCAAAAAACAGAATCAGAACTTGTTGATGCTAGATTAAAACAATCAAGTCAACTTTTAAATAATGTGACTACACCTGACGAATATATTGCATGGCATGAAGCTAACCACCGCGACCCCGTGTTAGGCCCAATGTTAGCTTCACGGGGTATTACCGCAGAACAGTCGCGGGCAAAAATTATGGCTTCGTTAAATCAACCCGGCGGATTTCAAAGATTAATTAACGAATCTAAACTAGGTGTTCAAAAATTTGCTGAAATGAACACTATTAGTGCAGCGCAACAACAAACGGCTGATTTAACTAGACGTGGTCAGGATATAACATTACGTGGTCAAGATTTAGGGCGTATCCCTGTTGGCTATCGTCAAACGGATACCGGCGCAATTGAGCCGATTCCTGGTGGCCCAACAACCACAACCCTGTCACCAAAAGAAATACAGGCGCGTGAAGCTAAGTTTCCACAAGCTAACTTGGCCGTTAAGTCGTTTGAGTCTAAATCTGATACCGTTCTTAAAGACATTGAGCGCTTACGCAATCACCCTGGTCTTAGCAGCATTACCGGTATTGCAGCAGGTCGTTTGCCAGGCGTTACAGCCCAAGGGCGTGAGGCGTTGGAGCTATATGAAAAAGTTGTATCGGGCTTGCAATTTAAAGAACTTCAAGATATGCGTAATGCCTCGCCCACAGGCGGTGCATTAGGTAACGTATCAAACCAAGAAGGTACACAACTCCGTCAATCTGCGGGTGCTTTATCACGCGTACAAGAAAAGGGTAGCGTACAAAATGAATTGGATCGGATTGCCGAATCAATCCGCGGAGCTAAATCTAGAGTTCGTGAAGCGTTTGATTTAACCTACGAATATAAACCTTCTGTTAGTGGCGGCGCTGCACCTAGCGCTGCGCCAGCAGCAGGTGGGAAAAAAGATGATCCATTAGGAATTCGATAAATGGCTACGATTGCTGAAATCCGTGCGCAGTACCCACAGTATTCGGATTTGTCAGATGCAAAGCTGGCAGATGCCATGTACAAAAAGTTTTAC